ATGAAAAAACACATGTATGTGAGCCGTTGGAAAAACGCGGAATAGACAAAGGTTATTGGATATTCAAGTATCCAGAAGCAGGTAAATCATATATGGTGTCTGCCGACGTTGCTCGTGGCGATGCCAGCGACTATAGTGCCGCTCAAATACTTGATATAGAAACAATGGAGCAGGTTGCTGAATATAAAGGTAAGTTGCCAACCAAGGAATATGCACGAGCACTGATGACAATGGCAACAGAATATAATAACGCATTGCTTGTTGTGGAAAATGCTAATGTTGGTTGGGCAGTAATACAAGAAGTACTTGATGCCAACTATCCAAATCTTTTCTATAGTTCCGCTGACCTACAATATGTTGATGTAGAAAATCAAATGACCAACAAGTTGAACAGAGAAGAACGTAAGATGACACCCGGCTTTACTACATCGCATAAATCTCGCCCGCTGCTAATATCAAAATTAGAAAGTTATTTCAGAAACAAAGAAGTTATTATACACAGCAAGCGACTTATAGAAGAACTACAAGTTTTTATATGGAAAAGTGGAGCAGTATCTGCAAAAGCAGAAGCAATGGATGGATATAATGATGACCTTGTTATGGCAATGGGTATATCTTTATGGATAAGAGATGTAGCATTACGTCTTAGAAAAGAAGCAGATAGTGTTACACGCACAATAATAGACAGAATAGGAGTAGCGTCGCCACAACAAATGATAAACAATATGAAGACGCTAAATGGTGATAAAGGAGTAAATCCATTTGGCGTATATAACAACCCGTGGCAAATGCACGTTGGTGGACCTGGCATGCATGGTGCCAAACCAGAAGACCTAACTTGGCTGCTACGATAATATATTTTATAAAAATACTATAGGTATATATTTATACTTTAGGCGCTCATATATATACACACTATGGCAGAAACAAAAGACTTATTTAGCAGACTAAAGAAAATGTTTTCTACGGACGTTATCGTTCGTAATGTGGGCGGCAAAAAACTAAAGATTGTTGACACAGATGAAATACAATATGCTACAGACAGAAATAGCCTAAGAGACCGTTTCAATCGTCTACGCAGCAGCACATTCAACTTACATAATCGTGACATGAGTATGGCTTATCAAGCAAGCCGTCTTGAGTTGTTTAGAGATTATGACGTTATGGATATGGATCCTATCATCGCAAGTGCGTTGGACATATACAGCGATGAATGTCTTGTGCCAAGCGAGTTTGGTAGAGTATTGACCATACGCAGCAAAAATGAAAACGTAAAAAAGATTCTGGAAAATCTTTTCTATGATATCTTGAACGTTGAGTTTAATATGTGGAGTTGGACACGCAATATGTGTAAGTATGGCGACTTTTTCCTACGTATGGAAATATCTCCGGAATATGGCGTGTTTCTTGTTCATCCAATCAGCCCATATGAAATCACTCGTATAGAAGGCAGCGACCCGCAGAATATCAACTATGTAAAGTATCAGCACGATGGTATGGGCGGTGGTATGGAATATGAAAACTTTGAAATCGCACATTTTCGTTTATTGAGCGACAGCAACTTTTTGCCATATGGTAAGTCGATGATTGAACCGGCACGCCGTGTATGGAAGCAACTAAGTTTGATGGAAGACGCAATGCTTATCCATCGTATCATGCGTGCTCCTGAAAAGCGTATATTCAAGGTTGATGTAGGAAATATTCCTCCTGCCGATATTGATACAGCAATGCAGAAGATCATCAGCCAAGTAAAGAAGGTTCCATATATCGACGAACGTACTGGTGATTATAACCTACGCTTCAACTTGAATAATATGGTTGAAGATTTTTATCTACCTGTTCGTGGTAGCGACAGTGGCACAAACATAGATACATTGCCTGGTATGGATTTCACAGGCATCGATGATTTGGAATATATTCGTAATAAGATGATGGCGGCACTCAAGATTCCAAAGGCATTTCTTGGATATGAAGAAGGATTGTCTGGTAAAGCAACTCTTGCCGCCGAAGATGTTAGATTTAGCAGAACAATCGGTAGAATACAGCGTATCATCGTGTCTGAACTAACAAAGATTGCCGTAGTTCATTTGTATGTGCAGGGTTATCAGGACGCTACACTCGTTGATTTTGAACTTGAACTAAGCAATCCAAGCACCATCTTTGAACAAGAAAAGTTGGAAATATGGTCTAACAAGATAAGCCTTGCTTCGGATATGATTGAAAGCAATATGTTCAGCAAGAAGTGGATATATAATCAAGTATTCAACTTGTCCGAAGATGAAGTTGAAGACGTTCAAGCAGACGTAATCAAAGACAAAAAGCAAGCGTGGCGTATGGAACAGATTACGTCTGAAGGAAACGATCCCGCCACAAGTAATCAAAAGATGAGTGATAAAGGGCCAGAAGACCTTGGCGGTGGGGGTGATACTGGTGGAGGGCTTGGAGATCTCGGTGGCGGAGGCGAAGAAGCAGGCGGCGGAGGAGGTGGCGACGAAGGCGGCTTGCCTCCACTCGAAGAAGAAACACGCAAAGATCGCGAACGTGGCAATAGAGACCAAACAGGAAACAAGGAAAAATATACATCATCTCATACCAAGAACTTTGGTGAAGACCCCCTTGGCAACAAGGAAAATAAAGAAAAGTCAAACACGGAGCGTTCTACCCGCCATATATATAGAGGCGGGGCATTATCAATGGACGAAGATTTGAAGAGTATAAAAACTGCCCTAAAAGCAAGATATAATAATAAGCACAAACAGGTTATAACTGAAAAAAAATCTATATTAGATGAATCAAACCTGATAGAAGAAGACAAACAGCAGTAAAAATGGAGTTTTTATCACACAATAACATATTTATAAATAATAAAAATATATGAAGAAGCTGAAACACTCCAAGTATAAAAATGCGGGTATATTATTTGAACTACTTGTTCGTCAAGTCACCGCCGATATACTAAATGGAAAAGATGACTCAAAAGCGAACAATATGCTACGTAAGTATTTTTCGGAAAATACAGAATTAGGAAGAGAGAATGCGTTGTATAGAGTAATACTTGAAGAAAAAACAAAAGACCAAGTTTCTGCTGATAGATTATTAGATACTGTATTGCGTACCCGAAAGAAGTTGAATGAGCGTTCATTAAACTTACAGAAGTATGAACTTATCAAAGAAATCAAGCAACATTATCCACTTGATGATTTTCTAAAGGGTAGTATATCAAACTACAAGTTGCTTGCTAGTATATACAAGGTTTTTGAAGATACTGTAAATGAAGTTGAAAGCGACCCTCGTGAAATGTTCAAGGCAAGAAGTTGTATTGTTGAAAGCATTGTTGCTTCCAAGACGCCTACAAGAGTAATATCCGAAGAAGAAAAGAAAGACCTGGTCAAGGTATATCAACAGCAAAATGAAGATGTTCGTTTGCTTGCTTATAAGTTGCTGGTTGATTCATTCAATGAAAAATACAAAGGATTGGATGAAAAGCAAAAGATTCTTATTCGCGAGTATATCAACAACATCAGCAATACCAATTCTCTTCGCCAATATATCAATACCGAAGTTCCTGAAGTTAGAAAGCAAATCAGCGAACTAAAGAGTGTGGTGAATAATGAAGTTGTAAAAATCAAGATTGATGAAACGCTCAATCAACTTGATAAGATTACCAAAGGAACTCTAGTAAAGGAAAATCAAATCATGGCTCTGATGTTGAGTTATGAACTTATCAAAGAACTCAAAAATATCAAATAAAAAGGAATAATATGACACGCAAGGAACTCAAACAACTTATCAGAGAAGCCATCGAAGGCATTCAATCCGAAGCCGCCGGTCCTGCATATACATTCAATCAACTAAACAGATTGGTCAAGAGTGGAAAAACTGTAGTATTCATCAAAACTGAATATCAAGCAGAAATGGTTGCGGTGTCAGAGGACGGTTTTTTCATGCAAGAAAATGAAGATGGCGAACAAACTGTACATACCAGCGACGGTGTAAATGCATATGAATATGGCGTAGATTTCAATGAAGTATATGTCGCTCAAAAAGTTAATGTAAAATAATAAAAGGAATAATATGACACGCAAACAACTAAAACAACTGATCAGAGAAACTATTGAAGAAGTAATGGGACAACAAGCCACCGAAAACTTTGTAGTCAATGGCAAACAAGTTGATGTACAAAGCATTCAGATCGACGGCGTTCGTGCCGGTGATTATTCTGATGCACACATTTCTTCAGCAACATTTACAAATGGCGTTGAGTTGAATGACAAAGAACTTGACCAACTGAACAGTATGGCAGGCGACTGGATCGCTCAAAAAGCCATTCAAGGCGACGTATAATGAAAGACGCCAAACAACTAATCCGCGAACTTGTTGAAGAAGTCATTGAAGAAATGACAGGCACTGGTGCTGTTGCGGGATATATGACCCCAGCAGCATTTCGTGGTAAAAAGAGCAAAAAGAAATCGGCAGAAAAAAGTATGCCTGGCGGCAAAGTTGTTGGTAAAGAAGATACAGATGATACTACAATAGGCGAATCAGAAAATGAAAGCCTGCCGACAGTACGTCGTGATTTGAATATAATGGAAGCTCGCAGTCGCTATCGTAACTTCAAGGAAAGTGATATGATGAAAAATCACGCCAAGATTTCATATGGCATCAATCAAGCCAAGAAAATGCTTGGTGAAGTTGAATATCTTATAAACATTTGCGAACGCTTAAAGACAGAATGCGGATATACCAATGAAAATCTATGGGCAAGAACTCAACCAGACATGAAGGAAATACATAACCGTCTAAAAGAGATTGCCAAAAGAATCAACAGAATGGGAAAATAATATGAACCTAACCAACATAGCAAAACAAGTATTAAAAGAAGATAGTTGGGGCAATAACCCATCTGCTGCTGGCGGTATGTCGCCTGGCCGTGCCCCTACTGCTACTACTCCTCCGCCAGCACAAAGTGGCAATGTTGTGGACATTTCCCAATCATTCAGGAACTTCAAGCTAAATCTTGAAAAAAGCGAAGAAACTATTGTAAAGAAGTTTGTTGAAGAACTAAAGAAACAGTTCTTGAAAAAGACTGTTACTGCCAATGCCTCAAAAGGCAGTGTCGGTCAGATTGAAAAAGATTATACAATAACTGTGACTGATATTCAGGTTCGTTATATGAAAGACAGGTATTATGTTGTATTTTCTGGTAAAGAAGGCAATGCATCTCAGTCTGATTATTATCTGGACGATTCTCAGATACAAGTAAATCCAGCCACATCATCTTCTACACAACAGTCTGGACTAAGAAATGTCGGCGGCATTGTACCAATGAAGCCAACTTCAGCAGGTTCGCCTGTTGCTAAGAATATACTTCCACAAGGATAAAATATGAGCAAGCAACTACTAGTAGATTTTATACCATTTGACATCTCTCCGCAGATGCTCAACGAAGCACGTTCAAATCCAAACGCACCTCTTGTATTGTCTGGACCACTCCAAAAAGCAGGCGAAAAGAATCACAACGGTCGCGTATATCCAAAAGAAGTGCTTGCTCGCGAAATAGAAAAGTATAAACAAGTTATCGGCGAACGCCGCGCTCTTGGCGAACTTGACCATCCAGATAGTTCCATCATCAATCTAAAGAACGTATCCCATAATGTTGTAGAATGCCATTGGGAAGGCGATACTGTTGTTGGTAAGATTGAACTATTGACAACACCATCTGGTAATATTGCTCGTGAACTTATCAAGAACAATGTGCGTCTTGGCATCAGCAGCCGTGGTCTTGGCAGTGTTCGTCAAATGAATGAAAACACCGTAGAAGTTCAAGATGACTTTGAGCTACTTTGCTTTGACCTTGTAAGTTCACCATCAACTCGCGGTGCTTATATGTCGCCAGGTTCGATCAATGAAGGTGTAAATCGCAGTCAAGTCATTGCTTCAGTCGGAGCAAATGACATCAACAAATATCTAAAGATAGAAAATATCATCCGAGATATTCTATCCGAAGTAAGGTAATTTTATAACAACACGTATATATTTATAATATATGAATAGTAAAATTACCAATCCATATCTCAAACAGATATTGTCTGAAATATCAAATAACGCCAACAAGAATAGATTAAGTGATTTGAGTTGGGAAACTATATACGAAGCAAGAAAAAAGAAGGGCGTCAAAAAAGAACAAGACGAAAAGAAAAAAGACGCGCCAGCAGAAGAACCAGCAGCAGACGAAACTGGTGGAGATTTGCCACCGTTAGGAGGAGCAGATGAAACCCCAAAAGATACTAGTGCGGCTAAACCAGCGCCAGCGGCAGGAGCAAACCCAACCGATAAAGCAGACGCTTCGCCTAAAGCCGGTCCCAAAGATGACGCGGGTGGAGCCGACGCCGGTGCAGAAGACGCTGGAGGAGACGAAGCAGAACAAGCAAAGGCAGATGCTGCCAAAGCAAAGGCGGAGCTAGAAAAAGCCAAAGCCGAAAAAGAAGAGGCGGAAAAAGAAATTAAAAAAAATAAATATGTAAAACTTTCTTCTTCCAGTGGAACTCAATTTTTACTTGGAAAAATTATTGATCACGCATTTAAGTCAAACACAATCGACGCACTTGCCGCAGAAATGGTTGATAAACTAAAAGTACAAACTCCGGAAGATATGGATGAATTTTCCGAAGATGTTGTTACATATATGACTATACCGGGTATGCCAGAATTAATTTCTAGCATGAAAACTCTGGCAACAAAACAGCCAGAAGCACCAGCAGAAGAACCAGCCGCTTAAAATATTAAAATTATGAATGTACTAAAACTAAGAAATTTGATCGAAGGAATTGAAACCAAGATGGATGGTAATGTTCATCAAGAAGCTGCTTGGTCTGTTGAAGAAAAGAAGATGGCACTTGAAGCAATTGGCAAATATAATGAATATGGTGGTCAGCTTCGTCGCGAATATAATCTAATGGAAATTGCTCATACACTAGCAAAGATTACAGAAGCGGCTGAAAAATTCACAATGACAGAAACAGAAGACTGGTTTGATAAAAAGACAGTTTCTGAAAACATGAAACAACTTCGCAGAGTGTCAGAAGAGTTCAACAAACTTGCTAAAGAAGCACACACAATGCAGCAACGTATGGAAGCATTGTATGAAGATGGTGGCCACGTACTAAGTCGTTATTTTGAAATTAGAGATCTTAACGAAGGTGCGGGACCAGCAGTATCAAAGATCAAGAAGCCAGAATAAAATATAAAAAGTCAAAATATTTTATATTTTTTGTAAATACGTATATATTTATTTATTATAAAATGCGTCATTCTTTGATGCGAAGCTAAAATCAACCATTTTGAAACTCTTAATAGTTTCATCAACAATAAAGATAAAACTATTATGTCAGATCTACTAAAACAAGCTATCGCAGACGCTAAGGCTGTACGTGCTACCGCCCTCGCCAATGCCAAGGCTGCTTTGGAAGAAGCATTCACACCAAAAATTCAAAGCATGTTAGCTGAAAAGCTAAAGCAAGAAGTTGCCGGTGAAGAAGCACTCCCAGTAGCCGATGAAACACCAGCCGCTCCTGCCCCAGAAGTTCACGCCGACGCTGCACAAGATGCTGCTATGATGGCCGCTGCTCCAGCCCCAGAAGCTGCACCAGCACCAGAAGCCGCTCCTGCTCCAGAAGCCGAAATGACTGAAGAAGAAATGGACGAAGAAGCAATCCGTGGTACAATCGGTGCTGAACTCGATCCAACTCTTGCTACATCAAACATCCAAGAAGGCGACAAGGCTTCTGGTGATTATAAGAAGACCACAAAAGGTCACAAGACTGAAGATCCAGGCAAGAACATGGTTGTTAAAGGCACCAGCCTATCAACCAAAGGTTCTCTTCCTGCTACAAAAGGAACAGAAAAGGCTTCTGGCGACTATACCAAGACAACCGCCGGTCACAATACAAATGACCCACAAGGTCCAGATAATGACCAAGTTGCTTTGGAAGAAGGTGAAGAAATCAGCGACGAATCCCTAGAAGAAATTCTAAAGGAACTAGAAACCAGCGTAAATGAAGTTGGAATGGAAGAAATGTCCGCTCCAATGGAAGCTGCTGCTGGTCACGGAGAAGACGAAGAGATCAATCTCGACGAACTTCTGTCCGAAGGTGAAGACGAAGACGAAAAGGAAGAAGAAAAAGAAGAAGCAAATGAAGGTAAACTTCCTCCTGGTCTTGCCAAGTACCAAAAAGAAAAAGCTGAAAAAGCTGAAAAACATGATGACGAGAAGGAAGAAGCCAACGAGTCAATCATTAAAGAAAATCTTTCGTTGAAGAAGGAAAATGAAGAATACCGTAGCGCAGTTGTTTATCTACGGGACCGCATCAATGAAGTAAACCTGCTCAATGCCAAGTTGCTATATACGAACAAATTGTTCAAACAAGCTAACTTGAACAACGAGCAGAAACTAAAGGTAATCGAATCGTTTGACCTCACGAAGTCTGTTCGTGAAGCCAAGCTCGTTTACGCAACATTGGCCGAATCGTTTAGTTTCGGTGCCAAGAAGGAAGTTGTTCCTGCTGCAAAGAAGGTGTCAACAACCGTCAAGACTATCACCGAAGGTCTAGCCAGCAAACCGGTTGCATCAACCAAACCAACAAAACCAGCAGTTATCTCGGAAGGTGCCGAAATGGCAAACCGCTTCAAGAAGCTCGCAGGTATTCGTTCATAAATCAACAATCAAACCTTAATAAAGGAAAATTATGTCAGATATCAAATCACTACTAACTGAGACAACCAATCCAATGGTTAAGCTCATGTCCGAAACCCGTGGACTCGTATCCAAGTGGGAAAAGACTGGTCTTCTAGAAGGCATCAAGAGCGACATGGAAAAGTCACACATGTCCATTCTTCTGGAAAATCAGGCTAAACAACTAATCGACGAAGCTACCCGTACAGGAACTTCATCGAACTCCGAACAATGGGCAGGCGTTGCTCTACCATTGGTTCGTCGTGTGTTCGCTGAAATTGCTGCTAAGGAATTCGTCAGCGTTCAGCCAATGAACCTGCCATCCGGTCTAGTATTCTATCTAGACTTCAAGTATGGTAGCGATCAGGCTGGTAAGCCAGCATTCAGCGGTAACTCGCTATTCGGTGGTACGGGCACCAAGCTAGGTTCAACCGACAGCGCAACCAACGGTCTATATGGCCAAGGTCGCTTTGGTTATACCATCAATGACCAGACAGCTACCCCAGCAATGACCACCGGTTCTAATAGCACCGCAAACGGCCCAACTTGGGAAGACATCAACTTCAACACCGACCTCAGCGCTTCCTTAAGCGCAGGAAAGATTCAGTCGGTAACCGTTTCCTTGAGCGGAACAAACTTCGACGCCAATGGCGCTCGTGCTTTCACCGTCTCTGGCTCCGGAATCGTTGATTTCTATCCAGCATTCACAACCGTTTCTGGCAACAACGTAATCTTCTACGTTTCGGGTTCAGCAGTCAGCGGCAATGCGTCTGTTGCTTATCACAAGCAGCCAGCCGACAGCAGCCGTGGCGACTTCGAAGACACCGCAGCTTCCGCTGGCGCTGGCACTTCAGGTCTATATGCCGACGTTGGTATTCCAGAAGTAAACCTAGAGCTAAAGTCTGAAGCTATCGTTGCCAAGACCCGTAAGCTAAAGGCCGTCTGGACCCCAGAATTGGCTCAGGACTTGAACGCATATCACTCAATCGACGCAGAAGCAGAACTTACTGCTCTATTGAGCGAATACGTTTCGATGGAAATCGACCTCGAAATCCTCGATATGTTGCTCGTCAATGCTCCAGCAGTAACAACTGAATTCTGGTCCGCTCGTATCGGTCAGGAATACAATGCTACAACCGGATTGTTCGCTGACACAGCTGCTAACCGCACTGCTTATGTCAAGAGCACCTGGTTCCAGACATTGGGTAACAAGATCCAGAAGGTCAGCAACAAGATCCACCAGTTGACCCTGCGTGGTGGTGCAAACTTCCTAGTTTGCAGCCCAGACGTTGCTACCATCATCGAAAGCATCCCTGGCTTCACAACCAACACGGACGGCGATCAAGCCAAGTTCGCAATGGGTGTTGCCAAGGTTGGCGCTCTAAGCAACCGTTGGACCGTTTACAAGAACCCATACATGACCGACAACGTTATGTTGGTTGGTTTCCGTGGAAGCAACTTCCTAGAAACCGGTGCTGTATACGCTCCATACATCCCACTGATTCAGACACCATTGGTGTACGACCCAGTGAACTTCACACCACGCCGTGGCGTGATGACACGTTATGCCAAGAAGATGATCAGGCCCGAATTTTACGGCAAGATCGTCATCGGCAACCTCAACGAAGTTTAATACTTCGCCTCTTAGAGGGAAAACTACAAAGAACCGGTCGAAAGACCGGTTTTTTTTTACCATATACGAATTCTATGGTAATATTAAATCAATAAAAAACCCCACTTTATTGTGGGGTTAATTTTTATCGTCTATAGCGATGATGGTAATGGTGTTTACCAACATACCAAAAATCGCTACGCATATGTATATACATTGGAGTATAATATTCTGGTTGAACAACAATTACTCTTGTTGGCGGATATTCCGGTCTGCTAACAACATGACCTCCGGTTGTTGCACAGCCAGATAGCAATAGTAATGGCAATAATAATAGTGATAATAATT